TCACTGAGCAGAGCCGCCCGACGCATGCAGGGAACGCGCCAGTTGATCCGGCGGGCTGACCGGTGGTGTGGTGTTCCACGGCAGATCGAGCTGGGCAGCTGCACCGCGCGTGGTGGGCGTGAACGCCATGACGGCCACGACCTGCGGCGAGGCTTGGGCATGGAGCACCTGGTATTCGCCCTGGCCGCTGTAGTGCGGCACGACTTGGTCGGGCGGGCCGGAGGTGTCCACCGGCGAGGCGGGGCCGAACCAAAGGCCAAAGTCGAAGGCCTCCGGGCTGGCTTCGGCCACGACGTTCCATTTGATGATAGATGCTCCACTGACGATCTCGCGGCGCAGGTTCTGGATGACCGGAAGACCTGCGGGCGGATCACCACCGTCGTCACCGGTGAGCAACGTCATCACCCGCCGGCCCCGGCATTCGGGCCAGAGCCATTCCGAGGGGCGCACTTCGATCTCGTAGACGCCGTCAGCCAGCGGCACGTCGAGAAGTTGCCCGGCCGGGATGTCCGCAGGCAGGAAGCCCAGCCGGGTGAACTGACCCGTTGACGTATCGCGTGCCCAGATCGCCCAACCGGACAGCGTCAGCGCCTGGTGTCGGGCGACTGAAGCGGCCACGGCGCGGACTTGGCTGTTGAACCGGCCGATCACTTCCGCCGTCCCCAGGCAGCGTTCTTCCCATCGGCTGGGGATCACCAGCTGCTGGTCGGATCGCACGATCATTCTGGAGACGTTGATCGCGCCGACCGGTCCCCGCGCCGCAAAGCCGCCGGGCACCACCAGGACCGTCGGCGTCTTGATGGTGTTGAAGCGCGCGGCAGTCTGCCGCTGCTGGACGCTGCGGACGGCCAAGCGGCTGCCATTCACCCGCGCCGTCTTGGCGCACATCGTGTAGCGCGCGAGCTGCGCCGCCTGCGTGCGCTCGCGGATCACGTCGAAGCGCGACGGGACCACGGCGCTGGTGACGCTGCGCGCCGAAAGACGGCTCGGCGAAAAGCAGAAGGTGCGGAAGCTCTTGGGGGCCGGGACCGACTCCAGCACGTAAGGGCCGTAGTAGCCGTAGTAGTAATAGCCGTAGATGGTGAGGTAGTACCACCCCTCCTTCTGCGGCGTGTAGGTGAGCTTGGAGAGCGGGTATCCATCGTCTCCGCCGCTGGAACTGCCGGCCAGATACGAGCCGTTGGAATCGTACAGGTAGAGGTAGTGGCTCCAGGTCGTGGGAAGGCGCGACTGGAAGACGTAGGTCTTGCCAGCCAGCAGGTACAGCGCCCACCAGTCCTGCGACTGGTTGTAACTGGTCGCGCCGAACACGCGCGTGCCGCCAGGGTACGCCGTGGGGTCCCAGGTGAAGGCGTTGGCGAGGCTCGAACCGTTTTCCAAGCCGGGCATACATCAGCTCCACGAGTAGCGGGTGTCGGCGTCCACGGCCGAGCGGGACTGATGGCCGTCCATGATCCACTCTCGCCGCCACACGCCGTGCAGCTTGCCGGAGGCGAGGTTGCCCATCACCAACGCCGTGGCGGCGTTGTAGGCATCCTTGAAGGTGACGTTTGCCGGGGCGACGGTTTCGGAGGCGGGGTTCTCGAACTGATTGACGGCCGGCTTGTTGAGGCCCAGGTCCACGTCGCTCATCAGTTCAATGGCCTGGCTCGCCGCCCAGGCCACGGCGGTGTACCCACGCAGGCCCAGCACCGACGCCGCCGCGGCGCGGGCCATGTTCGCGCCGCTGACGCGGAGGTACTCGGTGTTACTGAACGTACCCACCACCTTCTTGAGCAGGAGCGTCCCGGCCGCGTCGCCCGTGCCCCAAGCGCCGCTGGCAATCATGACCTGATCGACCACGGCGGTTGCGCCCGACGATGCCCCAACCAGCACGTCCCCCTGACGGATCTGGCTGGTGCCGGTGTTGAAGGGAAGCGTCGCCCAATCCACTGCCAGGCAGTAGAGGGTGTTACCGCTGCGGTAGGAGACGTAACGGCAGTCGCCGGCGGCGCTGTTGACCGTCTTGTTCCTGATCCAGAAGCTCTTGGTCGGCCAGCCGGTGGCATCGGTCACATCGAAGCTGCCGGCGACCAGGCCCAGGCTCTGGCCGGAAGCGATTGTCGTGGGCGAGCCGGTGGGCTTGCCGGTGTAGACCGACAGGTCCACCATCGCATCCACCGGATCGACGTTCTTGAGGCATTCCAGGCGGTAGCGGGTCTTGCCGCCGTAGCCGGTGGTCTCGTACCCCTCGAAGTCGGGGGTGAGCGTGCGCTCGGGGAAGGCGAGCGTCCAGGTGTCGGTACGATCCACCGTCGGCAAGAGCGTCGCGTTGATGTCCACCTGCAGCCACGCCTGGCCGTCGGCGGCAAAGACGATCCCGCCGGTGACGCTGGTGGAGACGTCCAGCCCCACACCATAGCCTTGAGTCCCCATCTTGATGTACAGCATCTGCTGGCTGCGCTTGTAGAAGACCGTCAGCGTGCCGGCCCCCAGCAGCGCCGAGGCCTTCTTGATCGTCAGGCCGGTGATCTGCACCCCGTTGACCGTCTTGAGCTCCGGCAGCACCGCGCCCACCAGCATGCCGAAGGTTTCCACGGTGGATCGCCAGTTGCCGCCCAGGACCACGCGATAGGTGTCGCCCGCCTGCGGCACCGCCGGGAGGTCGCGCGACAGGATCAGCGTATCGCTGGCGGCGTCGAAGTCCTTGACGTGGAAGAACTGGCCCTGAAGATCGGGCGTGAGGGTGTTGCCCTCGAACCAGCCGATCGCGCCATTCCAGTAGTCGTCGGCCTGGGTCAGCGCCGCATCGACCAGCGTACTGAGCGTGCCGCCGGCATCAGCGGTGTACTGCGGCAAAGCCTGGCCATCGGCGCTCAGGTACAGGGATGGGAAATACACACGCAGCTTGTCAGCGGTTGGGGTAGCCATGATCAGTTCTCCAATGCGAAGTTGTAAAGGCCGTCGGCGCTACCGGCGGTGACGCGCAGCAGCGGCGGAACGTTCGGGACATCCATCACGAAGTAGGCCCACGCCTGCCGCGTGGATTCCTGGCCGTAGGCGCTGACCGCCTCCACGCGGAAGAAATGCCAACCTTCACCGAGCACGATGGGACAAGTGATCTCGTAGCGTTCCAGTCCCTCCCGCCCCGGGCCGTCGAAGATGCGCTGCTCGGCCTGGGCCAACGCGCGGTGGTACAGGCGGTAGCGCGCGGCGTCGGGCACGGCCAGCCACTGGATCGTGGGCCGGGTATTGGGCTGCGGCGCGACGGGGTCAACCTGGATGTCGGCGCTGGGCAGGTCGTGAATCTCCAGAGAGACAATGGCGTCCGCCGCCAGGGGAACCTTCACCACGCGCTCGGCCGTGCCGGTGACCAGAGGCCCACGCACGTGGCGGCCGTTGACAAAGACCCACGACGCCCAGTGGGCGGCCGGGGCGGTCCACGTCAGTTGGCAGTTGGCGCTGTCGGCGGGCGTGATGCGTATATTCTCATTAAGCATGGCCACGCCCCTCCTTCGCCTCCTCGATCTGGTCCTGGAGCTTCTGCCAGTCAGGCATCGCTCCTTGTGTCTGGTAGGCCTTCCGAGCCGCACGCACCATCTCGTGTAGCGCCGGCCACTGCTGGGATTCGTCCTCGGCTTCGTGCAAATGGCCCACGGCACGCAGGCGATAGGCGTAGCCGTCCTGGGTCTCGGCCAGGAGGACGCAGGCCGCGCCCAGATGTTTCTCGACGCATTCCAGACACGAGGGGCGGGTGGTCAGGATTTCTGCCGAAGGCGCAGCGCCTTTGCAGTTGCAGGTCTCCACCGCCACGGTGGAGGCGGCCGTTACCTGGCCCGGCAGGCGGGCGAGGGCGACCTGCGTCTTGGTTGTGCGGGTGGACTTGGCTTGGAGGATGCGCCGGTCCTCGAACTGCTCGCCGGCGCGATCGGCGTACAGGACGGTGTCGCCGAGGATGGTGCATTTGTAGGCCGGCTTGCCGTCGCAGGTGATGGTGCGCTGGGCACTGGTCGCCAGGTCGTATTCGAGGGTGAAGACCTCTTCTTCCTGTTGCCACTGCCCGCTGACCAGGAGTTTGTCGGGCGCGTCGGCGCGATAAGCGACGCGGTAGATAAACGCACCCGGCAGCTCGATGACCTTGTCGCCCAGGGGCTGGCGGACATGGATCAGGTTCTCAATCTCGCCGTAAACGAGCCTGTCCTTGTAGATGAATCCCGTGCGCGTTGCCTGTACCGCGACCGGGGGGCTGAGTCGATCCAGCGCCGGGCCATCGAAGCGGTAGAGGTGAAACAGTGGATCGTCTTGCTGGCCGCCGGCGATCAGCGTCAGGTGCCAACCCGCCGCGTCATGCCACGCGGTGGGCGAGCACTCGCACAGATCGGCCGGGAGGCCTGTCGGCAGGCGGCGGATATCACCATCGGGGGTGCGGAAGTAAGCCTTCCAGATGCGATCCCCGCCCGCCTGGCACAGCAGCAGCACCTCACGCCCCTCCTGATCGAGCGTCAGAAACGGCATGTGCGTCATGATCGTGTTGTTCTCGAACGTCATCAGCATGAATACCTCGCACTCGTGTTGCGACAGCTCCCCGGCCAGTGGATGAGATTGTCCGTGGGGTCGTAACAGCCGATCTGAAGCTGCATGTAGCCGTTGTAGGAGTAGCCGGAACGAAACTGGTTCGGCAGGTTCACCAACTCGCCGTGGCCGTCGACGCACCCCGCGCCATACCAGGGGTAAGAGCCGGGATAGCAGCTGCCCATCTCGATCAGCCGCCAATACGACCGAGGCGGAGCCTTGTGCTGGCCGTGGTACGGTGTCAGGTCCCACACGGGGTTACTGGAGTTGGTCGTGAACGAGCCGAGCACCACCGGATCGCAACCGCAGCAGCCCGTGCAGTTGCCATCGGCGTCATAGACGCCCGCCTTGCCGCCGGGCAGAAGCCCGCGTTTTCCACCCTCCAGCACCACGGTTTTGCCGGCGCTGTCCATCAAGTGCCTCCCCCGTCTTCGCAGGACGCCTGCTCGACTTGCTCATTGATCCAGCCCAGGACCAGTTCCCCGTCCTTGTTGTAATGGGCGTAACCGAAGGTCGCCTTGATCATGAAGCCGACGGACGGGCGCTGCCACTTGTGCGGATCAGCCGTGGGGTCGGCCCCCTCGGCCAGCACCTCGTCCGTGGCCGGGTCGCTCACGTCGTAGGTCCAGGTCGCCGGATTCTCTTCGTCCCCTTGCTCACCGCCGGTCTGCTCCAGATTCACCGGGAACACATACGCCGGCATGGGAGGACCGAGGCGCACCAGCGCCCACTGCACGCCGGTGCCGCCTTCCCGCCAGAGGATGGATGCGGCCCCGGATCGCTTGGCTTCCAGGTTGGCGGTCAAGCCGTCGACGATGTCGGCAAAGGGATATTCGACATCCTCACCCTCCGCATCGGGCACATCGATCTTCACCGGGCAGATCCCCGCACCATACGCCATGCCGACCGCGCCGCTCTTGAGCGGTTCCAGGAGCACGACGAACTTGCCGACGTGGGCGTCTTCGCTGGGCGTGACGCCCACGACTGCAACGCGGTTCTTGAAGCCGTCGAGGTTGGCCTCGGGAGCGATGATGGGCGAATCGATCCCCAGCACGGTGTGGCGAGAGAGATCCTCACCGCTGTCATTGCGGACCAGCACGATGCCACTGGAGCGCGTAGAGGCCTGGGGAGTGGAAGAGATGCCCCGCTGGCGGGCCTGGAAGTCCCGCGCCGTGTCGATGAAGGCGTTGTAGGCCGCCGCCGGGATGCGGAGCTTGTCGCCCTTGCTGACCTTTTTGAGAGTGTCGCCCATATCGCTACACCCCGATCCCCAGGCCGCCCAGGTTGGCCTGCTCATAGACCTTCTCGATGTAGACGGCGATGGGCTTCTTGATCAGCACCTTGGCGTCTTCATCCTCCGCGTCTTGGTAGCGCACCCACATGTACTCCCAGCCCTTTTTATTGATCCCGCCGATGGAGCCGACTTGCAGGCCGCTGACGTTGGGGCTGCCGGCGAAGCGGAAGCTGATCTCCCAGTCGTCGTCGGCGCTGGTGCCGCGGCGCGAGCCGGAGGCCCCCAGGAACAAACACTCGCCGGGCTGCAAGCCCCGGAAGGAGCCGCTGTTGACCTTGCCGGTGAGGTAGAAGAGCGTCCCCCGGTAGGCCGGGGTGACCACTGATGCCGGCAGGTAGTGGGTCTCGGAGAACTGGTAGACGGGGATGGTGATGTCCACGCCCTCGACGTTGTCGTGGGTCACGCCGATCGCGCCGCCGAAGTCGGGCGCGTTGTTCGGATAGCGGCCGATGGTCTGCAGGCTCTGGGTGATGTGCTGGGTGCCGCCGCCGGTATCGAAGGAAAACGACGATTCACCTGGCTCCGACTGCTGGTTCTCCGCCTTGCCGTAGCGTACCGTCCCGTCCCACATTGCCGGCCCGACCGGCTCAATCTGGAGCGTCTGGCGTACCAGGCCGTCATAGAGCGAGGGCGTGGCCGCCGCCAATGAACTCTTGGCGACGATGTCGTCGTCGGTGCCGGAGATGATGTACGCCAGCTCGACCTGGGAGTTTTCTCCTGAGGTGGACTGGCGGCTCTCGAACTTTTCCTGCACGGTCACGGGCATCGGTCATTCACCTCCGGGGGGTCAATCGAACGTGGCCTCATCGGCCGCCTGCTTGTTCAGAAGCCTCTTGGTGTTTTTGGCGGTCTCCTCCGTGGCTTTGGCGATCCGATCGGCGACCGGACCTGATCCCAGTCCGCGCGCTTGCATCGCGTTAAAGGTGCCGGAGACGCCGACCTTGGCCGCCTCCTGCTGGACCAGGTCGCCGATGTCGCCGAGTCCCGCCAGGGCGTCGCGAGCCTTGCTGATGATGTCGTCGGGGCCTTCGAGTCCCTCCGGCCCGGCCGATTCCTTCTCCTGCCGCTTCTTCTTGGCCGCGTCGATGGCGTCGCGCCACTCCTGCCGGGCCTTGGCCAGATCCTGCTCGTTCTCTGCCATGCGCTGGGCGTACTCGGTGTCGAGCTCGCTGTGCTTTTGGAGGTTTTCCTGTCCAATCACGCCAAGCGTCGCGTCATGAATGGCCGCAGCACGGCGGCGCTCGGCCTCCCGCTGGGCTTCGCGCTGGGCGGTCTTGCGCTGCTGTTCGTCCTCGATGCCAGCGATGGCCGCTTGCCTCTGGTCCTCGACCAGCTTGTTCTCGGCCTGCAGGTCAATCGAGTCGTCGAAGAGGCTCTTGATCCAGTTCCAGGCCTTCTGCGCCCCGGCCTTGATGTTCTCCCAGGTCTTGGCAAAGAAGCTGGTAAAGCCGGTCCAGAGCTTGGAGAAGAACGCGGTGGTCTCGATCCAGCCAACCTCCAGGGCGTGCCAGACGATCTCCGCGACCGCCAACAGGCCGTGCCAGGCGTCATAGCCGATCTTGATGAAGAAGTTGCGGAAGTTCAGCCATGCCTTCTCCAGGACGTTGACGCCCCGGGTCCACTCCATCTTGATCGTCAGCCACAGAATCTTCACCGCCAGCGCGATGTCACCGGCGGCCAGGGCGTCGGCGATGCCTTGGTAGGCCGACAGCGCATCGTCCTTGAGCACGTTGAACTTCTCGCCCAGCCACGCCAAGGCCTTGGCCCCAATGTCCGTGGCATAGACGATGTACGCACCCAATGCCGCCACGGCCGCGATGACCAGGCCGATGGGCGAGAGGAGGAACGCGATCACCGCCGCCAGCACCTTGATGACCGCCACGACCGTGGTCACCACGGTAATCAGCACGCCCAGCATCGTGCCCAGCCCCGAGATGATCGTGCCCAGCACCGTCAGCGCAATACCGACGGCCACGACAACGGCGGCGACTTTCAGGACCGTGACGATGATCGCCTGGTTCTGCTTGACCCAGGCGCTGATCACCATCGCCACGCGCATGATCTTCTCGGCGACCATCTGCAGCGTGGGCGCAAGCGCCGCGCCGATGTTGAACACGCCCATCTTGACGACCTGCCAGAGCCGGTCGAGGGCGTCGGAGAACTCCTCGGCAGCCTTGGCGTCTTCGCCGCTCATGGTCAGGCCCAGTCGGCGGGCCTCGGCCTGCAACATCTCGATGCCCCGGGCTCCACTGGCGAACAGCGGCAGAAGTTGCGTGCCGGAGCGCCCGAAGATGCCCATCGCCAGCGCCGCCTTGAGCGTGGGGTCTTCGATCTGGCTGATGCGCTCAGCCAGCAGCTTGAATTGCTGCTCGGGCGAGAGGCCCGCCAGGTCGTCGACGGTCAGGCCTAAATCCGCCAAGGCATCGGTCGCGGTGCTCAGGCCGCGCCCGGCGTCATAGATCGTCCGCTGCATCCGCCGCAGGCCGTTCTCCAGTTCCGAGACTTCCACGCCGCTTTGTCCGGCGGCAAACTGCAGTTCGCTCAGGGCCTCGACCGACAAGCCCGTGCGGCGGGCCATCTTTCCGACGCTGTCGCCATAGCCGCCGAAGAGCTTGGCCGACGCCGCCAGCGGCGCGAGCATGGCTGAACCCAGGCCGACCATCTTCAGACCCAGGTTCCGGATCGAATCGCCGAAAGCCTTGAGCTTCTTCTCGGCCGCGCGCAAACCGCGCACGAGCTTCGAGTCGTCGGCGAACAGCTCGACGAAGGCGCGACCGGCGCGAATGCCCTGTGCGGATGCCACGTCCGTTACTCCTCGCTATCCACCGGTAAGGCGTACCAACCGTCGGGCAGGTCCATCTTGCCCGGCACCACCTGGCCGTCGGCGTCCTTCACCCACACCTTGGCGTCGGGAATCGTCTCTCGCAGGCGGACTGGTGTGCCGTGGGGCACATAGATCGTTCGCGTGAAGGGCGACCCGCCGGCGCACCCGCTCAGCAGGATCGGCAGCACGAAGCCGACGAGCATCCAGTGTTTACGAACCTTGGACCGCAGCTTGTCGCGCGTCGGCGCGTCCGGGGCGGCGTCTTCCGCCGTGGGCCGGGACTTGTCCGCGACCCACGGCAGCAGCGCCCGGAAAACGCCGTCAATACGGCGATCAGCCAACCCATCACGCCGCCTCCTTTTTGCTCGAGAGTCCGCCGTAGCGGTCCAGGTCCGCGTGCTTGATCTGAATGCCCTGCTTGATCTGCTCGATCAGGGCGGCCGAGGGCTGCTTGCCGTTGTTGGCTTCCGCGTAGGCGTTCAGGACAAAACGCAGGGCCGCATCGAGCTTGGCCAGGCCGCCGTTGGGCGTGTCGTCGGGGATCTGCTTCTCGGCCAGCTTGATGCCGGTGATGATGCTGCCCTCGTACTGCTTCCACTTCTCCTGCAGCGGGTTGAACTTGCTGGCCAGGAAGAGGAAGAAGCCGACCATCGCCGCCCAGATGATGGCGAAGCCGATGCCGGAGTTGAGGAACGTCCAGACTCCATTGAGGATCGCGTTGCCGTCCATTTTCATGTGCCTTTCTGGGCCTCAAGGGCCTCTCTGAGAACCGTCAGCGACTCTTTGTCGGCGACCGTCCGTAGCCGCCGATCCTGTCTCGCGTATGGGTCGAAGTCCGATGGCTTGAAGGGCCTGCTGCGCTTGGGGTCGCGGTTGGCGTTGGCGATCAGGGCGCAGACCAATGACGTGTGCGCCCAGCGCTCGCGGCCCAACCCTTCGGCCATCCACAGCAGTTGCCGCAGCGTCAGCGGGCCGGGGTCGACGCCGATGGACCCGGCGATTCGCCAGACATCGCCCCACGGATCGTCGCGTCGATGTCCAGGGCGTCGATCCGCGTCTCCACGGCCGTCACCGCCGCGTCGATCATGGCCATCTGCTTGGCGACCGCCTTGGCCCGGTCGTTGCGGCCGCGCGACCGGAAAAAACCGATCAACTCCTCGTAGAACGCCTTCTGCGCTGCCAGCAGTGTCTGCCCGTCGAAACCGGCCCGCACGTCGTCATCGGTGACCTTGTGCGTCTCGAACTGCCCCTCAAGCATGGCGCAGAGCACTTCGCCCAGGAGCATCTCGTCGGTGCCGAGGCGTGTCAGCAGCGGCGGGTCTCCGGCCTCGGGCTGGAGCAGATCGATGTCCAGCTTCGCCTTGACCTTCATGGCCGTGCCGAGAGTCAAGGTGAGCGTCCAGGTTCGTCCGGCTGCATCAGTGAACGTCTTCATCAGGCCACCTCCACCCAGGAATCGAACACGGCGAGCTTGGCGGTCACGCTGACCGTCACACCCTCTTCCAGCGGCTCGTTGCGGCTGAAGTTGGTGATGGAAAAGTCGCCCAGCGGTCCCTCCGTGCCGGATGCCGCCTTCTCACCGGTCAGCACCGCAAGCCGAATCGTGCCCGCGGAGAGGAAGGCGTTCTTCACCGCGTCGAAGCCGGCATCTCCCGGCTTCCAGAGCATCTCGAACTCGGCGGTGCATTCGCGCAGCGTCGGCGCGGTCGCCCGCCAGCCCTGGTTGGCGCGGGTGGTGACATCCGCCTCACCCGCCTCCAGGTTCAGCGTCACGTCCTTGACGTTGCCCATCTCGGTGAGGCTGGCCAGGGCCGTACCCGCCGGTCCCTGGTAAATCTTGGCGTTCATGCCCAGCAGAAACTCTTGCGACATGCTTCGATCTCCTTATCGAACGCTGCCGCGCCACATCGCCGGCAGCTGGGGTGTTTCCTTCTCGAAGGCCGGTCCCATGTAGGGCCGGGCCTTGTACGTCGTCCGCTTCTTCTTGCCGCGCCGCACCAGCGTCGCCTTGCCGCCGTATTCCAGCAGCGGCGGCGCTTCGCCTTTTCCCTTCTGGTTCAGCCGCGTCGGGCCGATCACCACGCTCTGGCGCTCGGGGTCGTAGCCGAAGAAAATGAACTTCTTCAGCAGTCCCGTATGCGAGCTTGGCGGCGATCCAGGCGGCGCTGGCTTCTTGCGTTTGCGGATGCTGCTCTTGGCCGAGCGCCGCACGAACGCCCCGAACTTGCTGAGCACCTTCCGCGAGGCGGCGTCCACCTTCGAGATCACCGCTTGGCGGTCGAAGAACAGCTTCTTGAACTCGAAGTGGATCATGGTTCTCTCAGCGGCGGCACCGGCGGCGTCCGCTCGACCGGGCGACGCGGGCGCTGGGGCTTGAGCTTCAGCCGCGCCACCTCGGCTTCGAGTTCTTCCCTGGTTCCGGCCAGCATGGTGTGGCGCGGGTGGGTGCCCAGCTTTCCGCTGTTGGGTTCAAGCAGCTCGATGACCTGCTCGCCGTCGTGGACCAGGACGTACTGGTCCTCATGCCCGTCGGAGAGCTTGACCTGCACGGTGGTGGGTTGGATTTCCTTCATGGCGTTCCTCAACTGTGATAGATGGTCCAGCCCCGGCTGATGAGAATGGCTTTTTGCGCCAGGCCGTCGGGGTCGGACGGCGGCGCGTTATAGGGACCGTTGATTTGCAGATAGCCGCTGGTCGCGCCGTTGGTCACCAGGTCAGACAGAACCTGATCCACGGCCACCTGCGGTAGCGCCGCCCCATAGGCATAGATGTAGCGCAGATTCGAACAACCCAGCACGTTCAGCGTGAGCAATGATTGGCAGTACGCCACATCCAAGTCGCTCAGAGTGGGCGCATCGTGCGCGTCAACCGTCACCAGGTTGTAATTGTCGCTGGCGTAGCATGAATAGAGGTTCGGCATCTGCCATAGTTCGAGTGTCGCCAATGCAGTTCCATAGACGTACAGGTACTGCAATGCTCCCAGCTCGTTCCACGGCAACGAGGCCAACGGGGTGTAGTCGCAATACAACTCCCGCAAATTGCGCATGTTGACGTGCTTGATCTCCGTCACTTCCCCGGTCCACGGCAGCTGCAGCATGGACCACTGCGACATGGGGGGCGTGCTCACCAGCGGGATGGGCTCTTGGATGTAGGGCATCACCAGGTCCCTCCGACCACGGTCACGATGTCGCCGGGCGTGCCCTTGACCTTGATCTCGGCCAGATTGACCCGGTTGAACTCATGCCACTCACCCGGCACCCACGGCACGTTCGCGCCCTCATCACCGAGGAAGATCGCATCATCGGCGTTGCTTGGCGGGGCGCTGATGGTGAACGATCCAACCACGCGCTGGGCCGCCAGCGGCTGATATTCGCCCGTCAGGACCAGCGTTCGCATGATGACGTTGTTCATGTTCGATTCTCCAGGAGTTCAAAGTGTCTATCTCACCGCCCGGTAGCTCACCGTCAGCACGCTGGTGAAGACCCGCTGCTCGGCCAAGTGCTCGGGGGCATAGACAGGGTCGATGGCAATGCCTGCCCAGGCCGCGAAAGGCGCTTGGCCGAGCGGGCGGCGACGCAGGTAATCGGCGATGCGGTCCACCAGCGTGCCCAGCGCCTGGACCTCGCTATCCAGGTCCTTGCCCAGCTTCTTCTGCACGCCGATGTTCACGGCGATCTCGTACTGACTGGCTGAGCGGGTTGATCCGGTGATCTCGATGCGCTTGGGCACCACGCTGACCTTCAGGTCCGCCAGGTCTGCCAGATCGAACGCCGGCAGCACGCGCCGCACAGCCGTAAAGGCTGGGGGAAACGTGCCCGCCGGTGCGCTATTGAGCTCGGCGGCGACGGCATCGGCAATGTCGATGGCTAGTCCCATGCGTTACCCCGTGATCCAGGTGATGATGCCCGACGTGGCGGCGGTGATTCCTGAGCCGATGACCAGCCAGATCAACTTGCCCTGGCGCTTGGCATC